CTCAATGGAGAGTATTACCTGTTAGATTCAGATATCGTCAGGAAAATTATTTGTAGCAAATTTGCCCCACAAGGGCTTCTTCAAGCCGTAAGGCAAATTTAATTAAAAGGAAATAAAATGGCAGCATTAAATATCACGACTCGTGATGTCAATGGTACTGTTACTGACTCTGTAAATACTTTGTCAGCATCAGATACATTTACATATGAACCAAATGTAGGTATGACAGTAGTATTCAATAATACAACTGGCGGTAGTTTGACAGTTAATCTAAAAGGCTCTGCTCCTAACGCAGCTTATGCTGTTGTTGGTACAGGTGAAACAAAAGATTTGACAAGTGGTTATTCTATCACATTGGCAGCAGGTACTCAGAAGTCTATTAACTTGGACAAAATCGCTTTGTATTTGGCTGGTACAAATGTTGTTACAGTAACTGGTGCAGCAACTCTTAAAGCAACAATTTATAAATAATAGATAATAAGGAAATATTATGTCAGGAATTCATAGCGCAGCAGGTACGAAATTATCTATTGCTACAGTCGCTGGTGCTCCAGCAACAATCGACCAAGCTGGTTTTGCAGCTAAAACATATGTAGAAGTTGGTGAAATTACAAACATTGGTGACTTCGGTGCTACTGTTAACGTTATTAATCATAGCCCACTTTCTAATCGTATTATTCAGAAATTCAAAGGCTCTATCAACAATGGTAGCGGCTCATATGAATTCGCTTCTAAAGCTTCTGATGCTGGTCAAATTCTTGTAAAAACAGCTTCTAATTCAGACAGCCCTTATGCTGTTAAGATTGAAGAACAAGATGGTGCGATTACATATTTCATGTGCTTGTTTACATCTTTTGTCAAGAAAATTGGTACGATTGATAACGTTGTAGCTGGTAGTGCTAACTACGAAATTACTTCTGCTATCGTTGAAGTACCAGTGTAATAATCATCCCTAGTCGATAAGACAGGTCTAAGAAGGGGAACAAAGATTCCCCTCTTAATAACAAAATATAAATCTCTCATAAACTATAAAGGAATTAAAAAAATGGCATTTAAATTATCTAGCTTGAAAGCTAAAACAGCAGCAACTCCAGTTGTATTGACAAATCCTAAAACTGGTGAACCAATTGTAGATGAAGATAGTGGTAAAGAAGTTGCGGTGTATGTCTACGGCAAAGCATCAAAACAATACCGAGACTTCAATGATAGTCGTTTGAAATCAGCTCTTGAGAAAAGTAAAAAAGCTGGTAAAATCGCTGCACAAAATGAACTTACTGTAGAAAAAATTCGCAAAGAGACTATTGATTTTGCTGTTGCAATGACATCACATATTGCTAACATGGAAAGCGAAGATGGTAAAGCTGTTGACTCTCCTGAAACAATTCGTGCTGTTTATGAAGACCCTGAATTCTATTGGGTACTCGATCAAGTAAATGCAGCGATTGAAAATGATTCAAATTTTATTTAACCTGTTCACAAGAACTTCTACTACTTGCTAGACAACTTGGTTGGTATCACAGCATACCTGATGGAGAAAAACTTAGTAGAAGTGAAAAATTGCTGAAAGAAAATGAAGAACTAGAACTCTCCTTGCCAAACTGTCAAGCTGAGTATCTAGTTCTTTTGTTTTATGAGCTAGGAATTTGTGAGCAGGGTGATAATGGTATTAGAAGCATGTCTTGGAAAGAGATATATGCTTGGTTAGAAGTCACATGTCGTCAGCTATCTCCGTGGGAGATTGATATGATTAGACAAATGAGTAAAGCGTATGTCGATGAATATTATCAAGCAAAAGATAAAATGCGTCCACAGCCTTATACTGATGTTGAAATGACTGTAGAAAAACGTAATATGGTTGCTGATAAATTCAAAGAATGGAAGGCATCTTTTAAAAAATAAAGGAAATGATATGACCCCTAGCCAACTGTCAATTGTAGTTAAGTCAGATGGTATTTCTAAAGCAACAGATGAGTTGAACAAGCTTGCACAAGCTGGTGTCAGTGTTGACAAAGAAACCAAAGACCTTATTATCGCGTCTGCTAAGTTGTCTGCAGAGCAGGCAAAAGCTGCGGCAGCATCTGCTAAGTTGCAAACAGAACTAAAGCGTCAAGAACTTGTTATTAGTCGTATTGCAGCTACTGAGCAAGCTGCTGCAGATGCACATGCACGATCTGCTCAAATCATGCAAGCGGCTGAAGAAAAGAAATCTGCAGCAATTGAAAGAACTTCTACAAGAGAAGAAGCAGCAGCTATTAAAAAATCTATGCAAGATCAGGCTCAGATTCAAGCGTATGGTAGAATGCAAGCTGCTGCTAATGAGATGAATCGTGCTCAGATTCAAGCGTATGGTAGAATGCAAGCTGCCGCTAATGAGATGAATCGTAAGTTTGACGAGAAGAATAAGAAATTAGGAGAAGTTACAAGTAAAGGGAATGTGTATGTAAATACTTTACGTTCTATGGCAACTGCAGCCTCTGCGTATTTAGGTGTAAATTTTCTAAGAGGTATTGTAGATCAAGCTGATGCATGGGGGATGATGCAAGCAAAGTTATCACTGGCTTTGGGGAGTATGAATCAAGCTAAAGTAGTGCAACAAGATTTATATAACGTTGCTCAATCTGTAAGAGTGCCGTTAGAAGATACTATAAAATTATACACAAGGATGTCAATTCCTCTGCAAAAAATAGGTAAAAATTCTTCAGACACTAAAGAAGTAGTGCAATCATTCAGTACAGCGTTACAATTAGCTGGTGCAACAGGTCAGGAAGCTTCTAGTGCAATGTTGCAATTTTCTCAATCTTTGAATGCTGGAAGATTAAATGGTGGGGAGTTTAACTCAGTTGCAGAAGCCGCGCCTAATGTGTTGAGAGCTATCGAAAAAGAACTTATCCGAGTTGGCATGGGTGCTGAGTTGTCTACTAAGGATTTAAAAAAATTAGCAACAGAAGGGAAGATATCAACTGATATTCTGACAGAAGCATTATTGAGAGCAGCTCCTCAGTGGAAAAAAGATTTTGAATCTTTACCATTAACTTTTGATGGAGCTATGACAAGACTTAAAAATGCTTGGCAAAAGGCGGTTGGTGAAATAGGTCAAGACACTGGATTTAATAAAAAACTTGCAGAATCTCTTAAAAAAATAGAAGAAGTATTGCCTGTTGTAGCTAAAGCAGTTGGAAATGCTTTTGTTTTTATGGTGGATAATGCAGGTAAATTTTTAACTATATTAGAATATATTGTTGCTGCTACAATTGTAAATAAAGTAGCATCCCTTGGTATAGCTATGTGGGAGCTTTCTAAAAGTGTAGCTTTAGCCGCTACCGCAGCAGAAGGTTTGAAAATAGGTTTGTTAGCAGTTGGTGTCACACCTGTTGGTGCAGTGTTAACTGCTATTGGACTGGCAGGATATTATCTATACAATGTATTTAAAGATTTAAATAAAGCAACAGATAAGACTATCGAGAACCAAAAAGCAATCGCAAATTCTGGAAATCTTCTTACAGCAATGAAAGAAGAGACATTAGAGTTGATGAGACAAGCTGATGCTGCTAGAGCAAAAATAGGTTTACCAGCATTATACGCAAAAGAGTTGAACAGTGTTTCTACTGCATATAAAGAGCAATCTGCAAGGATAAAAGAAACTGACGCAGCTACAGAAAGTTTGATGATTGCTGAAAAGAAAATATTAGATTATAAAAAGAGAAATAGGCTGGAAACAGATTACTATGTTCCGAAAAATCTAAAAGACGAATTACAATCTGCTAAAGATCGAGTTGAAGCAATTAAAAAAGTAAATGAGGAATCCTTTGCTGAAGGTGAGAAACAGGCGAATGCAGCAGCTACGCTTGCTGCAGCTAGACGAGGGCAAGAACGTCAAAAAATAATCACAGAAGCTGCACAGAATGCAAAAACTGTGAACCAATTGGCAGATGACGCTCGTAAAGAATCTTATAAAAAACTAGAAAAAGAAATAGCTGAATATGATCTTCCTCAAATTACCATTAAGCAAAGACAAATAAAAATTGAAAGAGATTATCAAGAAGCTTTAGAAAAAACTAAGAAATTAAAAGAAACCACTATGCCATTAGATTTATGGAAAGAGGTTACTGATGACAGAGCAAAGGAAGAAACTAAAAGAATAGAAGAGCATGAAAAACTTTTACAAGGTTTAGCAGAAGAAAATACTGAAGCAGAAAAACAGTTAGAGATATTAAAAAGACAACTGTACGAAAATGATAGTATAAAGTTATCAAAAGCTGAACAATCTGTAGTTGATGCAGAATCAAATGTCTCTGCTGCCTATAAACTAGGAATTTTTAGTGAAGAAGCAATACTCGCTGAAAAAAGGTTAAAGATTGCTAGAGACACACTTGATGTAACACGCCAGATTGAAGCAAAAGATCAGTTTACAAAGCAAGCTGATAAGTATGAAAATGCATATCAAGCAGCTAATAAAAAGATTCAAGATGGTTTATACAATGCTATTGGTAAAGGTGGTGGCAACGCTATTAAAAAACTAATAGAAGATATTAAATCTTGGTTTGCTAGGCTTGTTCTTAGTCCGATCATTGAACCAATCTCAGCAATAGGGGCTAGTATCATCTCCCCAAATGCTGCAAGCGCAATGAGTTTTTCACAAGGGTTATCTAATTTAGGTAGTACAGCAAGTTCAGCAATGAATTTTTTATCAAATCCTACTGCATGGGGTTCCAAAGTTTCTGCTTCAATTGCTAATGGTATTGGAACAGTAGGAACAACATTAGGTAGTGGATTTCTATCTTCTGTTAGCGCAGGGATGTCAGGAATGGCATTGGAACAAGATTCTGCAGCAGGAGCAAGTTCTTCTCTAGGCTTTAGTATTGGAAGCGGTTTATCAGCAATAACACCGTATCTACCATATATTGCAGCGGTGGGGTTACTTGCAAAAGGTCTGTCAATGGGCGACAAACAAATGACAGGTCAAACAGTAACAGGTAATCTTGGTACAAATGATTTAAGTAGAAATGTATCTTGGACTCAACAAGGTGGATTCTTACGTAAAGATAGAAGTGGCACATGGTCTTATAACTTAGCAAATTCTACAGCAATTCAAGATGGTAGAGCTTATCAAGATACATCTAGTATGTCTAGTGATAAAGCTCTGTTAGACCAATTAAATTTGATGTACAGTGCTTTAAAGACTTCTACAGCAGATATGGCTAAAAGCCTTAACCTGAGTGCTGATGAGATTCTAAAACGTAATGATGCTATTAATTTTGCTTTTGGTAAAGACGCTCAAGAGACAAGTAGCAATATCACTAAAGCATTTGAGAGTATTGCAAATGCAATGTCTAAAGATTTGCTTGGTGGATTAATTTCTCTTGCAAAAGTCGGAGAATCTAGTTCTCAAACATTGATGAGGTTGTCAACAACAATCGGCTCTGTAAATAATATCTTCAAAGTATTGGGTTACAAGTTATTTGATATTAATGAAGCTGGTATTAAATCTGCAGATGCTTTGGTAACATTGTACGGTGGATTGGACAAGTTCCAATCATTGACACAATCCTACTATGATAACTTCTACAAAGAATCTGAAAAAACTGAGAAAGCTTTGAAAGTTGTTAAAGAAGCTATCAAGTCTCTTGGTATCACAGATGAAGTTAAAACTAGAGAAGATTTTAGAGCACAAGTAGATAAAGCTCAAAAAGCTGGTAATGATGCTTTAGTAAAATCTCTTCTTGAACTGAGTAATGCTTTTGCTCAAGTTGTAACATCTTTAGAAGAAATGACTTATCAAGGTGATGTGGCTGATATGCCTTCGTTACAAGGAGTTTTGGATTCGGTAGTAGAGGGAATTAAAAAGCTTGCATCTGAAGCTGAAAGATGGTATAATATTAGAAACCAAGCGTCTAGTATGCAATCTAGTATTGACGATGTAATTGGTAATCCTAAAAAAGACCCTTCTATTAGAATGCGTCAGCTTTGGGATGCTATGGCTAAAGACATCTCTCCAGAACAAAAACTTTCTCTTGCTGGTGAATTGAAGGATTTAATCATTTCAAAATACCAAGTAGAAAAAGATTCTTTAACAAAACTAATTGACTTTGGTAAACAACTTCGTGGTTATGTTGATACATTAAAAGTAGGTAGTCTATCTCCTTTGACAATGACTGACAAACTACTTGAAGCTAAAGCTCAGTATGAAAGTACATTAGCTAAAGCTCAAGGTGGTGACACAGCCGCTCAAGGTGCTCTACAAGGTAAGTCTGAGGCATACTTGCAATTGGCTCAAACAGCTTTTGCATCTAGTAGTGCTTATGTTGATATTTTCAATAGTGTTACATCTAGTCTAGATAGTCTCGGTATTGAATCTATGTCTGCTGCAGATAGAACTATTAGTTTATCTGAAAGTCAGTTGACAGAACTACAAAGACTGAAAGACTTTATTAATGCTATCGAAGTATCTTCTAATAGCTATTATGAAGCAAGTTTGACAGCGATGTACGAGCAAACAAAGATTGCTAACGACTTATATGCAAGACTTGGAAATCTCGAAGGATTAACTCCAATTTTATCTGGATTACCTGCTGAAATAGCTGCAGCCTTAAATGGTAAAGCTAATGAGGAATGGGTAAGAAACTTGTACTCTACAATGGCTGGAAAAACTGGTAATGCTGTAGATAGTCAAGGTTTAGATTACTGGATGAAAGAAGTTGATACATATGGCAAAGCTTATGTTCAAACAGCTTTCCAAAATTCTGTAAACACAGTAAGAGCTATGGCTCCTTCTCCAATGTTTGCTAACAATCAATCTCAAGATTCAAATTCTGTTGTTCAAGAAGAATTGAGAGCTTTGAAAGAAGAGTTGGCAAAACAAACAGCAGTATTGGCTGAAACTATTTTGACTTCCAATCAAGACAATGCGAATACTATTGTCAATGGAACTAATCAGAATAACGCTCAGTCTTCTTGGATGAAAGAAACAATGCCTACATTAAATTAATAAGGAGTAAAAATGGCAATTTCCGATGCAGAATACACAACGTGGTTGGCTAGTCCAAGTGCTATGAGGTGTATTCTTGTTGAGGCTTCTGTTAATGTGGCGGGTAGCGAAACTACCCGCTATTTGTCTAACAGAGGTTACGTAACAGGGGCAAGTGAATCCCCTGCAAATACTTCATATAGAGCTTTAATATCTGGTGGAGTGAAGCTAACTGAAAAATTAGCCATTGATAGTAATGCTTCATTATCTTGGGGTGAGATAGAACTTTTAAACCAAGATGGGATACTAGACAGTTGGCTAAACGATGTTTGGACTAATAGAAATATCACAGTGTTCTTTGGAGATGTAAAGTGGGCTAGAAGTGACTTTAGAACGATTTTTAAAGGTGTTCTAGCAGGTGTTGGAAGCCAGAACAGAACTAGTATCAACTTATTCCTGCGAGACTCCTTGCAGCGTTTAAATGTCCCTGTAACAGATACAAAATTAGGTGGTTCTACAACAAATAAAGATAGGCTAATTCCTCTCACATTTGGAGAGTGTCATAATGTCTCTCCTTTATTAATTGACCCTACACTTCATGACTATCAAGTGCATCAGAGTGCAATAGAAGATATCATTGAAGTTAGAGACAATGGTGCTCCTATCACTGTAACTAAAACATTAAGCACAGGAAAGTTTAGACTTGCAAATTCTCCAGTAGGAACAATTACGTGTTCTGTACAAGGTGATAAGCCTTCTACTTACTCTAATAAAATTGCCGATACAATTAAAGCAATTGTCAAGAATTACGGAGCTTCTTCAACAAGACTAACAGATAGTGACATTGACCTAACAAACTTTAGTAATTTTAATTCTGCTAATACAGCTCCAATCGGCTTGTATCTTAGCGAACGCACAAATATTTTAGAAGCTTGTCAACAACTTGCTGGTAGTGTTGGTGCTCAAGTGATGATGTCAAGACTTGGTAAACTCCAATTAAAGAGAATTGATTTTCCTGCAAGCGGAACACCTTATGTTATCAAGCCTAAAAACATGGTTGAAATGAGTCTTGCAGTTGATAGTTTAGAAGATGTTACTGCTGCTGTAAAAATAGGGTATTGTAAGAATTGGACTGTAGAGAACAATTTACAAACTGTTATTCCAGAAGATCATAAAGATTTGTATTCACAAGAATGGCTTACAAGTACTAACACTAATTCAACAGTAGCTACAAAATATAAGACACTAGTTGAACCAACTCAACGTGATACATTACTATTAACTACCGCTGATGCAGATGCTGAAGCAGCTAGAGCTATGGGTGTAACCAGTGTACAAAGAACTGTTTACAGGTTTGTTGGTTTTCCAGAATTGTTTGAATTAGAACTTGGTCAAGCGGTAACTTTAACAGATAGTCGGTTTGGTTTAAGTGGAGGTGTCTCTGGTGTTGTAGTTGGGTTAGAACCAGATTGGATTAATGCTAGAATTGTAGTGAAAGTGATGGTGTAATATGGCAACAGTTGTAAATACAAGAGATGTATTACTTCTTGCAGCAACTCCTAGATTACTGTGGACAGGTGTGAGAGGTGTAAAGGTTGCTGCTGATGCTGCGGCTTTCGCTGTAACAAACGCGGGTGTAGCAACACCAACAACTATCAATTTAACAGCAACATTGAATGGTGTTAACGGCACTATCAACTGGAGTGTGCCTTTTGGTACAGCGACATTAGGTGGTAGTACAGGCTCTACTAATACTCTTGCTTATGCTAATATGACAAGTAAAGTTATTACTGTTAGGGCAACTGTTGTAGATGGTGGTATAACATACACAGATAATTTCACAGTATCAAAAGTTGTAGATGGTAGTACAGGAACCGCTGGTGTAGATGCTAAACTGATTGTAATCTCAACACCCTCTCAAGTTTTTAGCAGAGCTGATAGCTACTCAACATTTGCTCCATCAACAATTACTCTATCTACAACTGTTACAGGAGGCACAGCTTCTAGTTATCAATGGCAATATTGGACAGGAAGTATTTGGACTAATATTTCTGGGGCTACATCTGCTACTTATACAGTAGCTAGTGGAGACTTCACAGATGCTAGGACATATAGAGTGTCTGCTGTAGTCGGGGGTGTAACAATCACTGATGATATGACAATGGTAAAGCTTACAGGAGGTACTAATGCCTTGGTAGGTTTCTTAACAAATGAATCTATTGCATTTGCTACAGATGCTGCAGGAACAACCCCAGCTAATATTGCAACTCTAACAGCAGGAACTTTCAAAGTATATTGGGGAACAACAGATGTAACTACGGGCTGTACTTTCTCAAAAGCTGATACAAATTGTACAACAAGTATTGGCGCAGCAACAGGTGTTTATAGTGCTAGTGCTGTGACAGCAGATAATGCCTTCTCAGACTTTACTGCGACACATACAGCTACAGGATTGACAATTACTAAGCGGCTTTCTTTATCAAGAGCTAAGACAGGAACTACAGGTGCTGCAGGCACTGATGCTAAGTTAATGAGTATGTCTGCAACAAGTCAGGTATTTCAGATTAGTAAAACCAATACAGTTTCTCCATCAAGTATATCTTTAAAAGCAATTCGTAATAATATTACAGGAGCAACATTCTCTGTGCTATCTGGAACAGCCACACTAACAGGTGTTTCTGGAGATGATGCTACTCTGACATTTGGCAATATGGGAACTGATGTAGTAACTATTAAAGTTACAGATGCAACAACTCTCTATTCAGATACAATTACAATTGTTAAAGTAAGAGAAGGTGTAGATGCTATTAATGGGTATCTCACAAATGAGAGTGTTACACTTCCTGCAAGTACATCTGGGGTAGTCTCATCCTATGCTGGTGCTAGTGGAAGTTTTATAGTTTATTATGGCAGTGTTGACGTTACTTCATCTTGCACATTTGCTGTCCAAGCTAATCCTGACTCTCTTACACCAACATTAAGTATTGTATCATCAGGAGCTAGTGCAGGGCAATATAGTATTACAGGAGGTTTAAATCCTGTAGATAGTTCTAGTGTAACATACAGAGCTACTTATACAAACGCTTTTGGTACAACATTTACAATTGACAAAGTATTCTCTCTTACAAAGAGTAAGACAGGAACTACAGGTAGTACAGGTTCTACAGGTAGTGGTGCAAGGATAGCTT